GGCACACCGCTGATGTGACAGTTCACACAGCAGGGCTTTTGTTCATCCTGATTCATGTTCTGTTCCTCCTGAAATTTTGTGGATGCTGCGGAATTGCACCGCACAGCAAAGCTGCTGGTCACTCAGACGCATCCCATTATGCGGTGATACGCTCACCGCAAAGCGTGTTAGTATAAGGCAAAGGTTGGAGGTAATTGCCCACGATGCTGCCACATCGTCCCCGTGTTGCCGGTAGGGCAGCAGGTGGCTTATTTGTTGTCTATCTCTTCAATCTTTATCGCCGTGAAAAATTCGGCGTGAGCTTGGCTGATACTGATGTTCTCTCGCCCAAGAAATTTTTCGATTTTTCCTTTGAATTCTCTGCGTTCATTTTCACATCGTTGAACTTCAGCTATATACTCTTCACGACTGTTGAAGAAAGTGTCGGAATCCGGCATTTCACTTGTTAACCAACGCCACAAAGCTTCTCCGCTTACGTGAATGTTCCATATGGTAACAAGGAAATTTTTGTTTTCAGCCGAATAATCGTCTACAAATTCGGACTTTGAAATAATTTCAATTTCAAAAAGTTCAATGGAAAGTTTCATTTTCGTTCCCTCTCTTTTTTAATTTCAGCCAAGCGTTTCGGTTCTCTCCTGCCTGCTGGTTTAAGTTTTCCGCTGCCTGTCCTTGACTGTGGTTTTATCAAAGGTCTTCGTTTCGTGCCTTCGATGATATTATTATAGCACGTTATGAAGACTATGTCAACACTTTTTCAAATAAAAAGTACACAAAAAGAAGCCGTTTAATTTGTGCAATAGTTACAATTCGTGCTATTTAGCAGTTTCGTTATTGACAGGGTCTTCATTTTGTGCTATCCTTTAAAAGAGGAGGTGATTAAATGAATGTAGAACATTTGAAACTTGCAAGAAAGCAAAGTGGTATGACGCAAAAAGAAGTAGCGGATAATATCGGAGTAGGGCAGTCTACTTATAAAAACTATGAATGCGGCATCAGAGAACCAAACGGCGATACTATTGTAGAACTTGCAAACTTATTCGGCGTAACCACGGACTATCTGCTCGGGCGAGAGCCTGCTCCGGATGACCCGATTGAAACGCTCTCCAGAGAATTAAACCTGAATCTGTACGAAAAAGCAATTGTGACAGCGTATCTTGCAATGGACACAAAAAGCAGGACAGATTTGGTAAAAATGGTGCAAACTGTAGCAGATGCCGTTCAGAACGGGACGGAATCCAAGTATACATACACCATACAAGTTGCAGCCCGTGGCGATGCAGCGAAGAGCCGGCAGGAGCAGGGGGAAGATGTGACCGTATCCACAACCCTTGGGGCGGTGGAAGACCAGATGGAAGAAACGGCGAAAACGAAAGAAGAAGCATCGTCCTGACAAGAATTTTGAGAAAATAAGTAGGGGAGTTGTTTTGAGTGTCTCCCTCTTTACGAGGGAGTGGATTGAAATGTGCCAGACGGATGCAAATCTTGCTTGCAAGAAATAAATTTTTAACGCATCCGCTGGAACGGCAGGTATTTGAACAGTTTCAACAGTTTATCAACAATTTTTAATCAACGAAAAAAATTCCATCGAAGAGGTTGACATACCTGCTCCGGTGGGATTTTTTGTAACTGTTTTTATTGATACTATGCAAATTCGACAAATTGATTTTGTTTATTTCTCTAAATACGGTTACAAATAGGTTACAAAATCGGTTATAACTTGCTTTTGCATCCGATACTTGCTATAATAAAATAAAAGAGGGTAAAACAATTTTGCCCAATTAAAAAAGGAGTGTATTGAAATGAAAACTTGCCCAAATTGTGGCGAAACGAACGGCGAAGCAAACGACAAGTGCTATAAGTGTGGCACGGACTTGTCGCAGATTTCTGGGGAAAAGCGGTATTGTGAGTATTGCAAAGAAATCTATGCACCGAAAACAAAAGAATGTCCAAAATGCGGAATGCCTACGATTGTATATGACCCGATTACAATGTCACAGGTACATAACGCCGGCGGTGTAGAAATATGGATGTACGTCATCGCATTTTTGATTCCGATTGTAGGACTTGTCCTTGGATGTATTCAGGTTGGCAAAAACGACAAAACTGGCGGGAAAAACCTGATTATAACGTCCATTGTGTCGTTTGTGCTGTACGTGATTGTCGTGTCTGTAATCTCCAACCATAAAGCAAAAAAGGCAGAAGAGGAACTGTCAAGCTTGTATGATAGTTATAGCTACAGCTATAACATTGATGATTAAAAAAGCCGCCCTGCAAGGAATTGTGGGGCGGTACAATTAAGGAGCGATTATGAAAAGAGCAGTGTTTTATGGTCGTTATTCCAGCGACCGGCAGACCGAACAAAGCATTGAGGGGCAGCGGCGTGTCTGCGAAGAGTTTGCAAAGGCAGAGCAAATTCAAATCGTGGGCGAATACATCGACCGGGCAACCTCCGGCACTTCCACAGAACATCGGGAACAGTTCCAGAAAATGCTAAAAGATAGCAAGAACGGCGGCTGGAATTATGTGCTGGTTTACAAACTCGACCGATTCGCCCGTAGCCGCTATGATAGTGCCATCAGCAAGCAGCAGCTGAAAAAGAATGGCGTAAAGGTATTATCTGCGACTGAACGCATTACAGACAGTCCAGAGGGCATTTTGATTGAAGGATTGCTGGAATCCATGGACGAATATTTCAGCCGGGAGCTTTCCCGAAAATGCAAGCGTGGCATTCGGGAAAGCATTATAAAGGGGCATAATTTCGGCGGTCGGGTCCTGTATGGCTATGACCGGAAAGACAAGCGATTTGTCGTCAACGAAGAGCAGGCGGTGAATGTACGGCGGATTTTCAAAAGCTATCTTTCCGGCTGCACGATTCAATCCATTGCAGACCAGCTGAATGCAGATGGATACCGGACGAACTACGGGAACGAATTTAAACGCTATACCGTTTCCGACATCCTTCACAATGACAAATATACAGGGATACACTACATAGACGGCATCGAAGAGCCGGAAACCTGTCCGGCAATCATCTCACAGACGACATTTGAACGGGTAAAGGAAAAGTTGAATCAGTCTGCCCATCGTTCCAGAGAACACGCCACAGGGCATACTTACGCACTGTCAGGGCTGTTGCAGTGTGGTGTTTGTGGAAGATATGTCTGCGGTTCGTCTGTAGAACGAAAGTATTTCTATTACGCTTGCCGGAGCAGGGAACATGCAGAAAACAGCGTACATATTCATGCAGACAAGCTGGAGCAAGTGGTGATAGATGCCTTGCAAACCTTTTTCACAGAAGAGCAGGTTTCCACGCTTGCAGAACGACTGTACCAAATCTATACCACGGATATGGATGGAAAACCAGACCGCAGCAAACGGCTGAACGAGATTGAAAAGCAGATACAAGGAACAGTGAACGCTCTGATTGCGTGTCCAAGTTCCAAGGCATTGCAAGAAAAATTGACACAGTTGGAAGAACAAAAAGCAGAGATTGAAAAGATGCCGATTTTGCAGCCGCAGTTGAAAAAAGAGCATTTTGAAAATTATTTTCACTGGCTGGCTCTTCGGCTGGAGCATATCGAAGACCGTCAGACGTTTTTCCATACCGTGATTCACAAAGTGCTTGTTTATCCAGAAAAAGCAGTTATCATCTTGAATATGACGGATGAAATGGCAGACCCACCAAAGAGAGAACAGGTTGAAGCATTTATGTCTAATGTAGGGGAAGTGTCTTTATAACCCTGTCCAAATTGCACCATCGTGAATCCAAGTCCTTCCAAATTCTGTGACATCTGCACTGCACCCCAGCGGTCAAATGCAATTTCTTTGATGTGAAATTTCTGCCCCAGTTCATCGATGAAATTCTCAATAAAACCATAGTGAACCACATTTCCCTCAGTCGTTTTCAAGTAGCCTTGCCGTTCCCATATATCATATGGAACATGGTCACGTCTTACTCTGAGTGGCAGTGTTTCTTCCGGCAGCCAGAAGTAAGAAAGAACATAATAATGTTCATCGTCTTCTGTAGGCGGAAACACCAAAACAAATGCTGTAATATCTGTTGTAGAGGAAAGGTCAAGACCGCCGTAGCAGACATGACCTGCAAGGTCATCTTCATCAAACGCTACTTTGCATTTATCCCATTTCTCCATAGGCATCCAGCGGACAGCCTGTTTTACCCATTGATTCAGACGCAGTTGCCGAAACGCATTTTCCTCGCCCGGCGTTTCTTTTGCAGAATTACACGCAGCCACCACCTTATCCATTCCGATGGTCTTATCGAGTGACGGATTTGCTTTTTTCCAAACCTTCGGATCCGTCCAGTCCTCCGATTCATCTGCACCATAGATAACCGGATAGAAAGTCGGATCATGCTTTCTGCCCTCCAGAATGTCTTTCGCCTTTTGGTGAACTTCATAGCAGATTGAATTTGTGTCCGTTCCGGCTGTGGTGATGAGAAAATACAAAGGCTGCATTCTGGCATCGCCGGAACCTTTGGTCATAACATCAAACAGCTTTCTGTTGGGTTGGGTATGCAGTTCATCGAACACCACTCCGTGGATGTTGAAACCATGCTTGGAATAGGCTTCAGCAGAAAGCACCTGATAGAAGCTGTTGGTCGAAATGTACACAATACGCTTTTGTGAGGTCAGGATTTTCACTCGCTTGGAAAGGGCAGGACACATTCGCACCATATCCGCCGCCACATCAAATACAATGGCAGCCTGTTGGCGGTCGGCAGCACAGCCGTAGACTTCGGCACGTTCTTCGCCATCACCACAGGTGAGCAGCAGGGCAACC